CAATATCCTTCTCTATCATAGAACTCGTCTTTCCATCCTTCAGGATCGGTTGAACCCTCAGCAAAAGCTGAACCAACAATCTGAGCTTTAGCATCCGCACGATGTATAAGCTTAGAAGCACTAGCGATTGTAATTGCACCGCTAACACTAGATGTAGGTTTATAAACAAGCTTAATAAAAGTCAAGTCTATCTCAGCATAAGCAGCATTGCTTACATCTGGAGTAGCATTAACTTTGTAATAAGCCATTGCAGCAGTTTCTTGACCAACGCCAGCATCACTAGCATTAGCATCAT